AGCGTGCGGGTGCCGTAAGAAGAAAACAAGCAAAAGCGAATACAGGCCCTACACCTAGTAGAGCTGCAACATTTGCAAAGAAAAAGAAAACAGCATAATGAGAAAAAATTTTTCAAAGGGCACTATGCCTGCAAGAAATAAAAAAAACTTTAGACCTACAAAGTCTGGAGCAGGTATGACACGAGCCGGTGTCGCTGCCTATAGAAGATTAAATCCCGGTTCTAAATTAAAAACAGCCGTGACTGGAAAAGTGAAACCAGGATCAAAAGCTGCCAAACGTAGAAAATCATACTGCGCAAGATCACTAGGGCAACTTAAAAGAGCATCAGCAAAAACTCGTAATGATCCTAATTCAAGAATAAGACAGGCACGGAGAAGATGGAAGTGCTAAATGAGAAAAAGAAAAGACCCTAAAGTTGGTACTGGTAAAAAACCAAAAGGTTCAGGTAGGAGGCTTTACACTGATGAGAATCCTAAAGATACTGTTAGTATTAAGTTTGCGACTCCTGCTGACGCTAGTAAAACTGTTGCAAAAGTTAAAAAGATATCTAAACCGTTTGCAAGAAAAATCCAAATCCTAACTGTTGGAGAACAGCGTGCCAAAGTTATGGGTAAATCAAAAGTAGCTGCTATATTTAAGAAAGGTAAAGATGCAATTAGAAACCGTCATAACAAGACTAATTAAGTTTATAAACACAAGACTTGAAGCATTATCAATAACGGTAACTTCAGGAAGTGTTGACAATATGGAAAATTATAAGTATATAATAGGGCAAATAAATGCCTTAGAGGCAACAAGACAGGAACTCTCTAACCTGCTAAATGATAAGGAGCAAAATGAAGGAACAGTCATCGATCTTAACGACGCCAAAAAACAAAATTAAAATGCCTGACAAATCACTTGTCGGGGTAAAAAAATCAGAAAAAGAAGAAGCAAAAATTCCTAAACCTACCGGTTGGAGAATATTAGTTTTACCTTTCAAAATGAAAGAAAAAACTAAAGGTGGGTTAGTATTAGCTGAATCAACTCTTGAAAAGCAACAAGTCGCTTCTCAGTGTGGTTTAGTTCTCGCTATGGGACCTCAATGTTATAAGGATAAGGAAAGATATCCGGAAGGTCCATGGTGTAAGGTGAATGATTGGGTTATGTTTGCACGATATGCAGGCAGCCGAATCAAAATAGATGGAGGGGAGATTCGTCTGCTAAACGACGATGAAGTTTTAGCAACAATCGATAGTCCAGAGGACATCTTGCATGAGTTTTAACATAGGAGGATACTATGCCAGACGAGGAAAAAAAGACGGTCGATATTGATACATCGGGACCCGATGCAACAATTGATATCGAAGAAACAAAAGACGAGTCCGTTGTAGAAACGGAAGCGCCGAAACAAGAAACAGATACAAACGAACAAGATAAAACATTTGAAAATGAACGAGAAACAAAGTTAGAAGAAAAAGAAAAAAAGGACGATGATAAGTTAGAGGAGTACAGCAAAGGTGTACAAGCTCGTATTGCGAAATTAACTCGTAAGATGAGAGAAGCAGAACGAAGAGAAAAAGCTGCTTTAGAGTTTGCACAAGGTGTACAAAAAGAAAAAACAGAATTAGAAAAAAGATTTGAAAAAACTGATTCTGATTATATCAAAAAATTTGAGACTACGATTTCATCTGGTTTAGAAGCTGCACAAAAAGAATTAGCAGCTGCTATTGAGGCAGGTGATGCATCAGCTCAAGTTGAAGCTAACAAAAGAATTGCAACTCTCGCATTTGAGAATGCAAAACTAGAGGCAGCTAAAGAAGGTAGAGAAGCAAAACAGGTTAAACAACCTGTTAATCTTTCTCAAGGTAATCAAGTTAATGTTCCGCAGACTGACGATCCTATTAATACGGATCCAAGAGCTGAAGCATGGGCCGCTAAAAACTCATGGTTTGGTACTGATAGAGCAATGACTTATACTGCTTTTGAGATACATAAGGATTTAACTGAAAAAGAAGGTTATGATCCTAGTTCTGACGAGTATTATGCTGAAGTAGATAAAAGAATCCGTGTTGACTTTCCGCATAAATTTGGTAATACTGATGATAAGCAATCGACCGCCCCTGTTCAGACAGTGGCTTCTGCTCAACGAAGCGTAAAGCCAGGTCGCAAACAAGTGAGACTCACTTCCTCACAAGTAGCAATAGCTAAAAAATTAGGAGTGCCACTCGAAGAGTACGCAAAACAATTAAAAAACACGGGAGGAGCGTAAAATGGAAAAAAAAGAAAATACATCTCGTGCGAACCAAACACGGTCAAAATCTGAGAGACCG